CCGCCACTAAAAGGTACGTTGTAATAAGTTCCAGAGACATATCCTGATCCTCCAGAAGTAATAGAACCCAACGCAGTAATTTGAGCCTGAATAATACTGTCAGGGTAATAAAAATAATGTAACTCAGTTGAATATGCTTGATCAGGAGTCGGCCCAAGCATAAAGCTAAGATACAAAGGTGCTGAACTCTGAGGGCCAAATAACGCATAGTGCTTTGGTTTATTTTGATAGCTCGAAGTCGGATAGCACTCACGAATAAAGTTTACATCTTTATTCAATAGATATAAGTAATCCGTTTGGAAAACAATGTTTCCAGATACTGCACCAATGTTATTCTGAGATAAAGTAATCGTAGTGCCACTTACACTAAGCACTACACATTGATTACCAATGTTTGTACCGCTTACACTTTGTCCCGCAAATATACCTGTGTTGGATGCAACAGTAATGGTATTTGTGCTGACTGATCCAGTGCCAGTAGTTGTCACACTTGAAAATACCGCCAATGAATAAGGAGCTAAAAAATCATTGGGGCAAGACAAGTATGCATTACCAGCAGTCACATTGCCCGTCACATTCTTACGCAAAGACGGAAACAAAATAGAGTTGAAAACCCTTTGCTCCGTTTGCGTAATAAACGTATTCATGTCAACCGTAGGAAATGTATATTCCAAATACGAATTGACTTCGTTGACGAGCTGACTATAGTTCATGCAAGCGGGCCTCTGGACATAATGCCACGCTCAGCAGCACCAGCACCACGCATCTTCTCACCAGAAGTTTTAACCTCATGGTTGTTGCCAATGGATACAGTTCCATTCAAAGGAGTCCAGTTCTTGCGAGTAGGCATCTTTACTTCCAAGCCAATGTGATCAGGCAAGTCACTATCAGAATCAATACTTCTGGTAGTCACTGGCTTGTTCTTCATAGTATGGGGTTTTGCATACTCATCAGCATAGCCATTGGTAATACCCTTGGCTTTAACAATTGCTGGACTGTCTTTCTTGTCAACAGGAAATTTCTTTGCTTTCATATTAGCCTCCACGCTGATAACCAGCTCTTGCTAGATTACGTCCTTCGGCTTTCATGCTGTCTTGACTAACACCAGCTAATCCGCCTTTGGCGTACTTCTTAATCTTGCCACCCTTTTTGAGTTTGCTCAGATCAGTTTTCTCGCCTTTGTGTTCTTGTTTATCATGCATACCAAAAGCTTTTTTGATTAGCTTTTTATCTTCTTTAATGTCATCATGCTTAGCCATTTTTAGCTCCTTTAAGATATAGAAATTGTAACTGTACCGACCGCAGTTGTGGTAACTAAATTGTTGGGTGTGAGTAGCGGAGGATTGAACTGACCGTAAAACTCTTGTGACCCACCAATAGGGTTCCAACCCCACTGCGTATCCCTAGAACCGCCTGACGGAAATCCTAAAGAATCTAATCCTGACGTTACATATGTCGTATCTGTTCTTGGCTGACGAACTGCCTGTGGATCATCAACTGGGTACATACCCAATTGAAGTTGTGGATGATCTGGATCCCAGCACTCAGGACACACTTTAAGTTGATAAAGCTTGGTCTTGATGACTTCAAACTTTAACTGTTTTAATTTGTACCTAAAGCCACACCTATCGCACTGGGCAATACTGTACTTGCCAGAAGCGAAACGATTACCCATTACGGACTACCTGATCCAATAAACTGTTGTCTAGGCACAAACCTAATTGCCGCCTTCTCCCTGTCCTCGCCCGCAGCTATGTCAAACTGCTCATCATAAGCTTGCTTGAGCATTTGGATACGAGGCATCAATTCTGGGACTTTCATTGAAATGTGGTACGCCAATCCCGCAGCTACGGCTGGCAAGAATCTGAAGTTCATATCTTGGACATTCGGCCCTGCGCCCGCATCCTGCACACGCCGTAAACGCCAATATGCAAAGGTATATGTAGTAGTTCCGTCTGGTGTTGGCCATACTGTTATCGCTGGTAGTTTAGGAACATAGACCGCAGCACCTATTACATACGACTGTGCCGTGGTATTGTTTTGTGCCCTAAAGCAATTTTGTAAAGTGTTACCAGAAATGTATGAATAATAAATAACTTCACCGCTTACAGAACCTAATTGGATATAGCCATTTGCAGCCAATCCTACGGTGCTAGAAAGCGTTATTGTGGTGTCGGTTGCCGCTACTGCTGCCGCCGTTTGAATCGTTGTGAAAGCGGTTTCTCCCGACATCCTTTGTACCCAAACCTGGATAGGACGAGATTGAGTAAGCTTGTTAGGAATAGTCGCATAGGTAGAAACACTGATACGGGTAATAGTCAGATCAGCTTGGTTGGTTGTGCTATTTGCATTTGTACGAACCACATGATCTAACAAATCAATCGTATCTGTTGGCAGTGGATAAGTGTTTAGACCCTGTTGCATGGTAATCACACCCTGGTCTATTGTCCACATATTGATGCCACGATTCTGCCACTCGATGGTCATCAGGTTCATTGATCTGCGAGCAGTGCGCAAATCATAGCCAGAACGCATTTCACGACCAGCCCTCTCCCAAGCCTCCTCTGCTATTTCAGCGAAGTCAAGGTCAAAGGCTGTCGTGCCTGTAGTAGTTCCAGCATTGATAGACATTATGCACTAGGCTGTTCTACAGCAGGTGAGGCTGATTCGACAGAGGTATCTGCAACAGATTCGTCAGAAGCCACGGCAACAACAGTATTATCAACACTATCATCCACGGAGCTATTTGTTTCAGTATCTTCATCAAATTGTTCATGTGGCACATCATCCATAAATGCTGCTACCGCCTCCTGCGGAGCTTCTTCAATCGCATCTTGAACTGGGTAAATCTGTGCATCCAAGTCATTGATAACTCCTTGCAAATCTTCGCTAATAGCGCCCCAAGAATTAATCTGATGTTGTGCTCTTTGGTTCAATTCATTAAGAATAAAAGCCGCATCTTCTTTGCTAATTTGAATCATTTCTTTTTCCTCGTTTTAGCGGATTTAATAAAGTCTGCTTTTGATGGAGCACCTTTAGATCCTGGCTTGCGCATATGCTCGCCAGAACCCTCTGCTATCCTCTCCTGCTTTGCATGGATGTTGGCATAAAGTCCAGGATGATTAGCCATTCCGCCCTTCTTATACTGCTCAAAGTCAGTATTGTCACGGCGTTTCTTCATCTTTCCTTTGGGCATCTTTGAGGGATTCATATCCCCCATACCACGACTTGCCATCATTTGTGCATCCCCTTTAAGGTTTCTGCTAAACGTGCTCTTTGACCTAGCTTGCCAGGTTTCTTAGCTGCTTTAGCAAGTTTCTTGGCTGGAATCTTTTCACCTTTTGGTACGCCCAACTGCTCATGCAATGCACCAGCTCTTTTGATTGCGTGTTGAATCCATTTTTCAGCCATGATAAATCCTTAAGCTTTACCGCCGTGGCACATGCTTTCCTGATGCTTATGTAAATGCTCAACAACTTCGTGATGCTTTACATGACCAGCAGCATGATGACCATAGTGGTGATGGTGATGAACGTGACCATTGGCTTCATGCTCCTTTAAATGGTGAACCATGTGTTTATGTTCTGTGTGGTGTTCGTGATGTTCGTGTTTCATAATAAATCCTTATTTCTTATGATGAATCTTACCGCCATGCTTTTTAGCATTAACGATTGGGCCGTCACCTACTGTATTACCCTTCATCTTTTCCTGAAGAGCACGAGTATGTCCACGTTCTTGGATAGAGTGTTCGCCGTGTCCTTTGTTTCCACCAGCTTTAACTTTTTCCATCTTTTCACCCAATGGGTATTGACCAGGAACATGACCGCCTTTAGCATAATGATGCTTAGCTTTACCGCCGTGTTTCAAAGCCTTTTCGCCCATGTCTTTTGTATGTGGCTCATGCATCTCACCGCCCTTATGCATATGCATATGGTGCTCAGCCATCGCCAAATGGTGATGAGCTAAATGCTTATGGTGAGTCTTTGTCAAACCACCATGTGCCATTCCAGGAGCACCCATAGCGCCAGGAGGCATACCACCTGGAGCAGCCACAGGAGCAGGAGCTGCCATAGGCTTTGGACGATTTCTACTTGCTTTCATTAATGCGGACATTGCCATAGCCGCTTTAGGATTCATTGCCATATCACCACCTCTTTTAAAATGTTTGCCTTTATCGGCTTCCGCAAAATCACGACCCACGGATTGTGGAACGTGCACCTTCTTTGCAAAAGCCTTATTATGGGCTATTGCTTCCATAAAGTCATGTTGTTTCTTACTACTACTTGGCATCCTTGTCAGCCTCTTTGACGAATAAGGAGATCAATTTTTTCTTCAAGCTTGTTAAAGCGTTGGTCAATGTGGTCTGTAATTCGATTAACTTCTGCATTGGTGACATATTCACGAGCAATCTCCTCTCTGGTTTTGTTCAACAGAATATCAATTCTTTTGACTTCTGCAAGTTTGTCTTTTACAAAGAAACCAATTATCCCTATGACTAAAGACAATATAGCATTCCATACAACCATCGCATCCATGTTAACACTTCCACTTTCTTAGGCTTTTATTGATGCGGCTATCTGGATCTTTTGCTGTTTCAGATCCAGTTAGCTCCCTCTTCATTCCTTCCATGCGGGCACAAAATGATTTCTTGCGTGATCCGCCTTCAGGCTGAGGAGGCTTAATGTTATGCCCCTCTGCCTTGAGACTGGCTCGCCCTTTGGCATTTAATCCACCACTGGGATTCTTGCCTTCTTTACGAGTCCAAGCCCCGCTCATTACGCCATTGCCTCTTGAGCAACTACGTTCACTTGAACCGTAGCACCCGCAGAAGATGTAACCGCAACCGTCAAAATGTCAGCTACGTTACCTCTTACGTTTGTTAATACAGGAAAGAAGTTACCCAAATCAAGCTGTTGCAAACCATTAGGAGGAGTTGAGAATGCATATACAACCTCGCCACCAGTACATTGAATTGCACTTAAATCTTGTTCTGCAAATGAGTTATATGAACCCAACGTATTCAAAGCAACAAAGCTTGCATTTTGCAATGACAACTGATTAGTAGGTGTACTAGAAATCAACTCAACCAAACAAGTTGCAGATGAATTTAACAGTAGTGTTGCAGGTAGCAATTGACCACGATCAATCAATCCAATCTGATAGCTGTTTCCAGATGCAGGAGCATTAGCTAAAGGTTGTCCAGTTACTACATCACCAAATGTAATTGCACTTGTTGTATTAGATGTAATACGTCCTGTATATGGAGATACTGCCGATGCGCCAGACACATAAGAACCAGGAGTAGTAGTACCGAATGTAATTGATGCAGTTGTTGTTGGATTAGTTGCTGGAATAGAAACAGACCAAATACCGTTATAAGTAGTTGGGCTTGATCCAGAAATAATAATTACATCACCTTGCTTTAACCCGTGAGCAGAAGCAAAAGTAATCACAGCAGAGTATTGAGTCAAACCAGCAATGGTTGAGCTTGTAGCCGCAGCAATCGCACTGATGGATGGCAGACTAGCCTGATAGTAAACAAACTTACCAACCCATTGATTCGCGGCCCAATATGTAGCCGTAGGAGTAGATGTCAGTGTTGCACCGCTTACCAATTGAATTGGTAAAACCATTGTTGTGGTTGTTGGAACTTGCTGAATCAACCAAGTCTGCGCCGCATATGTTGTTGTTCCAGTTACAGTTCCAGATACAGTACCTTGGTTTGTGCTTAATTGATAAACACCATTGGCCGCTGGAGCTTGAGCTGAATATTGTCCTGAAGCTTGTACAGTAAATGCCTTGTTTAAAGTAATTGTAGATCCGTTAATCACAGTAATAATTGTGCTATTTGGAACTCCAATTCCTGTAAATATTTGACCTACTGCAAAGTTTGTTCCTGCGGCCAATACAACCACGCTAGAACCAACTGCGCCACCGCTTGCATAAGCTTGGCTGGCTGCCATTGAATAGAATGTATAAGTACCTGCGGCTTGAACTGTTAAGTTATTACTTAAAGTAACTGTCGCAGTAGCAATAGATTCAACAATAGTTCCAGGAGGAACGCCTGTTCCAGTTACATATTGACCTGCTGAAATGCTTGTACCTGCGCTGAGCACAATAGTATTTTGACCTGCTGCACCGCCACTAGCAAATGTAGGAGCAACAACAGATGCATTAAACGCTGTCAATTGAGCTGTAATTGTCGTACCAGAAGTTACACCAGTTCCACTCAGTGTCATACCTGGTTGGAATGCTCCACTCGCTACGGCTGTTGTTGTCAACAATGTAGATGATGCTGGTGCATAAATAGAATATGTACCTGCCGCTTGTGTAGATAAGTTTGCACTTAAAGTAACGATAGCAGTTGTTGGATATACAACACTTAAGCCATCACCTGGATTACTTACGGTTCCGTAGTAAGTTACAGCAGAAATTGTTGTTCCTGTAGCAACACCAGTACCATTAACAACTTGTCCAACCGCCAACAAGTTTGGCTGACCTGTAGATGCGCTTATTGCGTTTGATACTAAGAATTGATTAGTACCAGATGCACCACTTACGCTAGTGCTACTTTGGAAAGAATAATTTGCCAAAGCTACTGCCGCATTAGAGATTGAATAATTAGTGGATGTTGATGTAGCAACTTGAGTAAATGAACTAAGAGTTACATACTGAGCTGGGTTGTTAGCATTGGCTGGGTTAGTCACTGCATAGCCATGAGCAGATGCAAATGTAACCAAAGCTTGTCCGCTATTGGGCTGACCAACTACAGAAGATATGGCAGGAGTTGCCGCACTGATTGTTAATGTCTGTGGTGATCCACCAGTACAAGCCGCATTGGTCTGATCAAAAATATCAGATCCAACTGCTCTCATCCTGAATGACATTGCAGGATAACGAACAGAAGATGCGGGAACTGTACGGTTTTGAGTCTTAGCATTATTACCATATGAATAGGTAAATCCACGCTGTTTATCAATTGATCCTTCAATCAATACTGACACA